AATAATATCTTCTTCAAGATCAAAAAGAACTTTGGAAATTCTTTGTTCGTGAGAAGCAGCTAGTTTTGATAATATCTCTTGTTTGGTAGCCATCCCATTTTGTATATAACAGGATGGCTAATTAGTAAATACAGGATTATTTACTTAACTTTATAATCAGGTAGCCAAGTTGTATTAACAAAGTGGTCTACTACTTCGTTATTTTCAACATTGAAGTGATTATCTCCATTTTGGATATGGAAAGTTTTTTGAAATGTACCTATTCTTTTTTCACCATTAATTTTTTTAAAATTTCTAATTTTAATAGTCTTTGGTGCTGATGAAAAAGTAATTTGGAATCCAGTTTCAATTTTTCCAAAATCTTTGTCATTTTGGTCTACATTTTCCCATGCTTCAATTAACAAATTAAGGAATGGGTAAGTTCTAGCAGTTGTTCTAGCCATATTTCTGATATTCTCAATCTTGTGATCATCAGAAACGCCAAAAGTTCTGTGAAAATAACCTGCTAGATTTTTGTTATTTAAGATTACTCTGTATTTATTTTTCATTATTTTACCTCCTGATATGGGTATCTAAAGTTTATTTCTTCAATTAATGATTTCTTAGTCCATGATCTGATGATGTCTAATCTCTCATCATTCTTACCAACTAAAGTTGCAATCCATCCATTAAAGGTTTTTTTTCTACCTTTTGAAATGTGATCTTTTTCAATAATCCATTTTGTGTCAGTCATTATTGTACCTCCTGAGAAGTGGGCTTATGCCCACTCCCTTCTTACAAATTCAAATGCATCATTAAGACTAGAAAAAATATTTTTTTTCAAATCTTTACTGAAAGCTGAATATTTACCTCTTTCTGCAAAAAAGACACATCCATAATTACCCTTTACATTTACTACATCCTTGTGAATGTAATATTTAAACCATACCTGATCAGTGATTACACCACTATACTCATAGAAATGGTTTTGTTGCACTAAAAGAAAATCTGCAACTTCATCAATTAGTTTTTGACCGAATGGTAATTTATATACACTCATTTTAGTTTCTCCTGTATTTGTGTTCATGGTTATTTTATAACCAATTTATAACTTAATTACAACTATTTATTTTTATAAAGGAAAGTTTTTTTTCCATGCCCTAATTGACCAATAGGCAGGGGATAAGGTCTTTTGACCTCTGACTTGCTTTAAAACACCCCCCATTCTAGCCAAAAATGACCTTTGTCTGGCAGGGATATTCTTTTTTATCTTCATTTTAGGATCGCCAAATCTCACTACTTTCACATTCCCACTGGATTTATCCTTCACATAAACACCAAATTTCTTGCTTTTATTAGGTGTTCGGAATGGTTTATTAAGTTTGACCTGACGACCTCTATAATTAGCCATTATTTTACCATCTTTGAAATATATAGGTTTTTGACAAAACTAACCGCTTTCCCAAACATATTATCAGCTTTTCTTTTAGCTGATTTATATTTCTTGGTTTTTTTATTAAAGGGTTTGGGTTTGCCTAATGATTTAGGTCTTTTCTTTTCCCAAATTGACTTCTTTTTAGGCATTATTTCTTCTTTTTCTTCTTCTTCATAGAAGGTTTAACTGATTTCTTTGGTGGTCTGCCGACTTTTGAGCCGTATGTTCCTTTTCCGTATGGCATTTTCCTATCCTCTCTTTGTAATGTTTAAAACATAATAGTTCTAACATACCAAATTTGTAATTAAAACCGATACTTGCAAATTCACCGCAAAAACATCTTTTTAGATTATGCTGCTGATGTGACCAGTTGTAGAACTCAGTAGTAGATACTGTTTTGCCTTTAGGCGGAATAAGTGACATCCTGTAATAATAATTCAAAACCTGCTGATATAGAACTCGTAGCTGATGATTTTGCTCTTATTTCAATATCGGTCTTGGGTAATATAATTTCTGGAATAAGATAAGTTTTTTCTACAAAACCACCTCTAGTTGTAATAAATGATCTAGTATTCCAAGCATTACCATTGTCAATTCCTTTAATTCTAAAAATAATTTCATTTTCTAAATCTTTAGAACTACCTATATCTAATTGAAGTAAATAACCTCTGTAATTTCTGGGAGTTGTATAAACACTCATTAATGTTTGCCCATAAGTTGGTTGTATTTGTGCTATTGTTGTAGATGAAACTGTTATGGTAATCGTACCCACATTGGCATTACCTGTATTAGCATTTATCATTAATGCTCTAAATATTCTAATAAATGAAGTTGTAGATGCACTTCCACCGATAGTTAATGTTTCTTCTGCTAAATCATAATTACTATCTAATCCAAAAACTTTAACTGTTCCTCCATTATCAGAACTTGTATCTGATGATGTAGCAGTTGCTGTTCCTGCTGATGTGATAAATGTATAATCACCTCCACCATCCCAAATAGTTTCAAATGATGAGCCTACTGAAGAATTATATCCAAATTTTTGAATACCACTAAAATTATCTACTAAACCCATTTGAACAGGTACGCCAAAAGGTAAATCTATATTCTGATCGTCAAACTTCGGCAATTTCTTCCCCTTCTATTGTTGGAGTTGAGAATTGACCTATGGGTGCTGCTTTGGCATCTATCTCACTATCAATGGTATTAATCTTTTCATCATCATCTACTACGGCTCTTGCAATCTGTTTATCTACTTCTTTAGCAAAGGTATCTGAAGGAACACCACTAGCTTTAGCTGCTTGTAGGAATTGTAGATCACTGGCATAGTCACGCAAATTAAATGAGTCTGGGTAAATTATCTCACCATCAAATGTTTGGTTTTGCCATTCAGCAAATAGTTTCCAGATTTGTTCTTCTGCGTTCTGTAAGTAATCTGCTTTCTCACTTAGTCTAGCATTTAATAATTGAAATTCTGTCTGTAAGGCAATACCAGATTGCACTCTATCCTGAGTGGCTCTAACTGCTCCCATGTGTGTAATTCTATTAATGGCTTCTACCTTCATATTGATATTGTTCATAATGCCATCTAATGACTGGGAACTAGGTTGGATCAGATAAGGTTTTAAGTTGCTATCTAAATCCTCAGGCATCTCAATAATAGATCCTGCACCTGCACTAGCTTCTACATTAGGTGTTTTTACTAAACTAGGATGATTAGATAATCTGATTAGCTGCTCTATCTCAGAATAATCATTGTAAATAGCTTTCTGCAATTCCGCCACATCATTCAAATCAGATATACCAATACCTCTACGCTGAGATTTTTGGTTATATAAAATTACGGCAGGAACTTTACCTAGCATATTAGGCATCTCATCTAATAACATAGGTTTAGATGTAGAATATCCTTTGGTGTAATCTTTTACTTTGTAAGTAGTAATATCTTCATTAGTCCATACTCTAATGGTTGCTACATCATCAAATAAATCTTCTAATAGAACTAATCTGTTTAAAACATACTTACCATTTAAACTACGCTCAAAATTCCAGTTTAAGACATTCTCAGGGGTATAAAGACTGATGTATGGTCTGATGTCTAATTGTATTTCCTCTGCTCTGGTTTGTGTTTGTACGGCAGGTTTATCTAGGATTGCCCAACAAGTACCATAGATAGATGCGTTCACTTGCATTTCTCTAATCACATTGTTAAATGATCTTCCGTCTAAATCTGCATCATTGATAAAACTCTCTAGCTGCGGATCACCTTGTAATGATCCATAATCTCTTGTAGGTGGAACTCTGAATAGGAATGAAGTATAAATCTGCACCACATTCTTACAGTGGTTATCTATCGGAGTATTCTCTGCTCGTTTTAAATACTCCTCATCAGTTTCTAAAATATATCTATTAAGTTGATATCCTTCTTGATAGTCCTGACCACCCAGATATGACATTAAATGGAAATGCCAATCCTTAAACTTTTCTTGATAGTGTTTATGTCTGGATGTTAAAAATTCTCTACTGTATAATGCCATTAACTCCACCTCTGGGGTTTGCTAGGTTTAAAATCCCTTCTTACAGGGTATAAATATTCCACTAAATATCCTAATGCGTCATTCATATGATCATAATTGTTATCTTTATCAGGTATGGTCGTGCCTTCCTTATAAATTTGTCTTTCAATGCTTTTTAACACATTTTTACAACTATTAGCAATAAATAAAGTTCTAACTCCATTAGCGTTCTTCAATTTAGTGTTCACTGCATTAATCCTATCTCTAATTAGTGGATGTGTATTTCTAACTCTTAAATTAAATCCTGCATTTTTCAAGATAGCTAAATCCGTCACGCCACCTGCGGATGTCTTTCTTTGTTTGGCAGCAGGATCAGGATAAACATAAATGTGCTTATCTTTATACCTTGCATTTATCTCTTGTACTAATTCATCAGTATTGGATGAGTAAATCACTATCTCATCATGGATAATAATCTTATTGCCTATAATCT